ATTCTGCGCGAAGTCGAGCGCAGAGCGTTCAAAACTTATCAGCGCATCTAAACAGACCGAGCGAAAAATTCTGCATGGCTTTCCCGCTCGGTGCAGTAGGAGGAATTAAGGATGAATAAACAGCAATACATATCGGCAGCGGAAAGGTATCTTTCCGCCCTGCCGTCCACAAACAAAAGCGCGGTAACGGTATCAAGCTACCGCATGATTTTAGATAAGTTTGCCGCCTATATGGATTCCTGCGGCATGGCGGAAGGCGCGGAAATAAGCCTTGACACCGTGATAGGATGGCGCGAGAACCTTGCCGAGAGCGCGGCGATAAATACGGTGCGGCATTACATGATGGTTTTGCACGGCTTTTTCACGTGGGCAAAAAAAGTGAGGCTTGCCGGCGAAAATCCCGTTGATTTGGATGAAGTACCCAAACAGCGCGAAATAGAATATCAGCTTCTCACGCTCGGCGAAATCGAGAGGCTTTTATCTTCCGATGCGCCGTCGGAGATAAACAGAAAAACAGCCCTGCGCAACCGTGCGATGATAGTTATGCTCATACAGACGGGGATGCGGAATGCGGAGCTGCGCAGTCTACGGCTGTCGGATGTCGACTTCGAACGGCGCACAATCACCCTGAAAAACGGCAAAGGCGGAAAATCCAGAACAGTACCGTTTCCCGAGCTTTCGCGCATAGCCGTCACGGATTACCTTAACAGCGAGGTGCGCCCTATGTGGTGCACGGAAAATGATTTGCTTTTCGGCTCGGACGCCGACGAAAACGGCAAGACGACAAACGGTGCCGCATGGCACGAATTTTCGAGCATAGGACTTTTACAGATGGTAAACAGATATATCGAAAAAGTCACAGGGCGAAAAGGGATAGGCGTTCATGCCCTGCGCCATGCGGCGGCTTCGCTGTGGGACGAAAAGGGCGTGCCTATGCGCGACATACAAAATGCGCTCGGTCACAATGACATACGCACCACGCAACAGATTTATGTGAGCGTGCTCAATAAGTCAAAATCCGCCGAGCGGATAAACGCCGTGTTTGATGAGATGGCATAAGAAAAAGCGGGAACGCCATCGCAAAGAGTTTGTTTTTTGCAAAAAAAATATTTTTAGAGGTCACAAGATTATTAGCGGCAGCTCGGGAGTGCAACACGCTCGAAGGCTACATTGGCGAGTGCGGCGGCTCGCTGCCGGACGACAGCTATTACGAGGATGACGGCGCGAGTAAAGCCGTCGAGGTTTTAACGGTGCTGTATGAGTGTCGCGACGGAATAAGCATAAACACATTGCTCCAGCTGTACGGTGGCAGCGTAGCCGATTTTTACCGCGAGTACGGCATCCCGCGGCGCACGATGCAAAACTGGTTGACAGAGACAAACAATCACTCCGACCCGCCGCAGTACCTTATGCGGCTCATCCTTGCCGATTTGATATAATTACAAAAAAACAGCCCGCAAAGGCTGTTTTTTTTGTTTGTAATCTTTATTTCCGGTCGTTGTGCGTTGCGCGTTGCTCTTTGAGATATGCCCGTGTGAACCTCTACGCGGCTGTTACAGCGCGTTTCGCGTTTTTCGGGTAAACTTATATGTAAACGCACAAATCGCCGCACAGCCCCGCATTTTAAGCCACAGGGCGCATTACCGCAAAAGCGCCATCAGCGCGCCGACTATCGCGGTCACCGCCACGGTTACGGCGGCACTTGCGGCGGCTATTTTGATTTTGTCCCAAAGCACAAGAGGCTTGCTCTCTATAGCTTCCAGCCTGTCATCATGGTCGGCTACGATAGCGGCGGTCTTTTCCGCATTGTCGTTTGTCCGTTTCAGCTCTCCGCAGAGCTCGGTTATAGCTATGTTCTGCTGATGTATCTCGGTAGCAAGTGATTCCAGCTGGTCGATGCGGTGCGTGTTTGATTTTGCGCGTTCCTCCACTTTTGCCATGCGCTCGGGCATTGTAAGCTCGCTCATAAAAGAGTCTCCTTTGCTTTTTTTATTTGTTTTTGAGGTCATACAGGGATGATTCTATTTTGCCGATAAGCCATCGTTCGACATCACCGAAGTTCTCCGCGATAAATTTCATAAGCTCGTCCGAGAGCTGGTTTTTTATAGTGTCGAGTGCCATATCAAGAGCTTTTTTCTGCGCCTCTTTTGTCCATGCGTCGGTGCCTTTCAGACCCTCAACATACGACTGATATGTAGCCTTAACGCCGTTGAGCACAATCTGCGTGATATCTCTCATGTATTTAAGGGCTTTCGCATCCTTGATATGCGCCGTCAGAAAGGCGGAAAATTTGTTTCCGAGCCATGTAATAACGGCTGTGAGTATAATGCCGATGGTTGTAAATAAAATATCGTTCCAGTTCATAATTGTATCTCCTTAATTTTAAATTTTTATTTTTACTTGCTGGTAATTTGCGGGTAACTTGCCGTGCAGAACACTTTATAATCGATTTTCATATTGCCTCCTGTACACCTTTACACGATTTCCATATCATTTATTTCCTCATCGGCAGAGGCAGGCACCTCTTTGTAGAAAGTACCAGTGGATATATTTGTCAAAAAACGACCATCAGCTTGGTTGTACATACCCAATACTCCATCAGACTTTCTTTCAACAGGGATTAGGTCTAATAGTAGATTACCATTAACATCCCAATATTTAAAATAGTGGATTACTCTTATACCATGAGCTCTTGCATCTGTGTCTGCCCTGTTAATAGCAAATAAATACATATTATGTGGACTACTGTCCCAAGTAAGCCAATCAGTTTGTACAGTTAGTACTTGCTGTCTGTCATCTACTACTACAGCAGCATTGGGTATGTCAGGATTAGCTTGATTAGTTATTGTGTACACTGTATCAGTAGTTAATCCACTAACTGATGGAAATACAGCTGTGGATGATGATGTACCCACATTAAATGTTGCACTATCAGAACCAACATATCCTCTACATCTCTCTGTAGTATAGAATACACCAAATATATTAGCAGTACCTTTTAATGTAATCTTGTACTCTGCTCTGCATCCATTTTGATAAGGAATACCAAGGTCTATCCAAGCCCTGGAAGCCTCTGTAGCAACAAGATAAGGCAACTCTGTATATGTAGTCGGCAGTTTTAAATTTCGGAGTGCTTTGCCGTCGGCGAGCAGTAACTTATTGTTGCGCGTCAGGACTTTAAGCGGAATATCGTTACCACTCTGCCATTTTACAGCCTGACCATCGGCGATAAGCACTTTATTGTTTTTTGATAAAACTTGCATATTGCCTCCTTATCTGGTACTTACTTGTTTCCCAAAAGAGACTGTATATAGCTATACACCGCGCCGCTCGTAATGAGATTGCCGCTGTTCTGTGTTACTGCAGTATCGATGCCGAGCGCATCTGTAGCTTCTACGCCATCAACCTGTCCCATGACAGACAAGCCCTTGTTAAACTGCGCTTCCGTGCCCGTAAAGCCACCGTCATGCGCCGAGGCATATGCGGATTTGCCCGCCGCTCCGGTGTCCCCTTTGGGTCCCTGCAGTCCGGTGTCCCCTTTGGGTCCCTGCGGTCCGGTGTCCCCTTTGGGTCCCTGCGGTCCGGTCGCGCCCGTTGCACCTCTGATGTTTGCAATGACATCCCATCCCATGCCGTTATATTGGGATACATCGCCGAGCTTGAAGCCATCTTTATGCGTTGCGTTTCCTGTGTACAGCCATAAATCGTTGCTTTTTGCTCCTATCGGATAGTCTATGCCCTCGTACCATGTTGCTCCATCTTTGCCATTCGTGCCATTCGTGCCATTAGTACCATTCGCACCGCGAGAAGGTTTGCCTGTATCTGTATTGCCGAGATACCAGTTGCCGTTTGCGCCGATTGTCGGCGTTATACCGTCCGTACCGTCTGTACCATCAGTGCCGTCTTTACCGTTTGTACCATTCGTACCGTTCATCACATTAAATTCATGCGCTCCGTCCTTGTCGGTGATGGTTACCTTTGTGCCGCCTGTGATAGCCTGTGTTGCAACAGTCGGCGATACACCGTCAGTGCCATCGGTACCGTTAGTCCCATTCTTGCCGTCTTTGCCGTCGGTCACCGTTGCGGTTGTTGTGCCTGATTTGTCCGTGATGGTTATTACCGCACCATCGGCTGTTTGCTCAACTTTTGCTGTCGGGCTGAAACCGCCGTCATCGCCTTTTTCGGCTATAAGCTGCCATGCGGAAGAAGTAGCGGGGTTTTTATTGTAGTTTTCCTCTTTTGCTATGTAGCTCGAGCCGTCGAGCGTTACAATGGCGAGATACGGATATGTTGTTGTGCTGTTCCATTCGCCCATCGGCACAGGGCTTGTGGACAGCTTCATCCAGTATGATTCCCATCCGACAGTAACACCGGGTTCAACTATCCCCGTAACGGTGCCATAGGCGATAAAGGAGACGCCGTTGTGCGTGACGATATTCAGCTTGTTGTATGTCACCGTGCTGTTCCATTCGCCTTTTACTACGGGAGAAACAATACCAATTTGCGTTGTTTGTGCTTGCATAAAAATTACCTCCTGATTTTATATTTTATCCCAGACTATGGCGTTTCGCCATGAGCCATAGATTTTTGCCACCCATACCGCAGAGCCGACTGCGGCATCCGATACGGTAGATTTGTACGGCAAGAAAAGCTCCGTCGCATCTCCTACGAGCTTCACGCCCATTTCCGAGCCGCCCACCGCCGCCGTCATTGTTACGGTGGCTTTGTAAAGTCGCAGGCAGTCCCTTGTTTCCTCTCGGCATATTTCACGCGCTATGTTTTCTATAGCGGTGCGGATGTCTCTGCTGTCTTTCAGATTGTTTTTCATGATTTGCCTCCTGTAAAATCCGTCGAAGCCGTGACGGAAATTTGCGGATAGTCGTTTACACTCACTGCGTTTATACTCATCGCGCCCGTTTCGCCGAGCGGAAGCGTAAAGCCCTGTATCAGGTGCCTTTCTACGGGATGCCCCGCTTTATCCTCGCGTCTGACGGAAATAAGCCTGTTTTCGTGCAGGTGGAATATTTGGTCGGTTTCGAGCGTTACCGTCTTTTGCAGTACCGATTTGCGCTTGAGATAGTATTTTGCGAGTGCCACGCACTGGTCGGCGTTCCAGTATTCGGCTTTGTCCTCGCGGTATAGCTTTCTGCCGATAATGTTTATGTTGGTGTCGCTTTTCGGGTCGCGGTTTGTCGCTCTGCCGTAGACGGCATGTCCGGTAGCCCCCTCGCCCGCAACAATCACATCGTTTTTGACATCGGCATTTGCCCATGTTTCGGAGATTGAGAAAAGCATGTTCTCATTCGTCGAAAAATCCCATAATACAGGCTTTGCGGAATCGTCCACATCATCCTGCGAAGGTTCGATGCGGAGCGCGCCCGTTGCGTCATATCCGATAAGCCCCGCGATGCAATCGTTGAGGGCAAGAATAATCTGTGCGAAGCTCGAGCCGCCGCTTTCGGAAATCGTGAACGGTACTTCCGTCATCTGCACATTCTCGGATACACTGCCGTCGCCTCTTGCGGCAAGATATGTTTTACCGTTATAGTAGCTTGTAAAAACAGGCGTGACAGGGTCTATCATCCATTCCATGGGGAAATTTCCCGAAGCATAGCTGTATTTTGAAAGGCGGAGTATCGAGGCAATCGCATTAAAAATGTTCGTGCCGATATTTACCTGATATGTGTTCTCGAGCGTTCCTAGCAGAGAGCCGTCAAGGTATGCCCATTTGTCGACAAGCTCAAAACTCATGGTGTTTGTGTCGTGAGACAGTGCCGCCGTAGGGTTTTTCAGGTAAAAAGTCCCCTGCGGCAGGTAAAACTCCGTGCCGTCGTCAAGAATAATGCCTTTTGAAAGCCTCACGCGCCTTCCGAACCAAATGTTGTTTACATTGTAGTCAAAGGCACCGTCAATATTCGATAAAACAATATTCGCGCTTCTCCGTGTACCGTTTTGCAGTGAGACATTCAGGCTGCCGTCCTGCAAAAAAGCCCTGCTGTCGTATTTGCCTCTCACGGGTCGCCTTGAATTTCCGTCGAGGAAAAACGCCACGGAATCATCAGGCTGGAGAAATTCGAGACGGGAGATTTTTCTTGCACCTTTTTTCAGAGTTTGCAAATACTCGTTATATCTGTTCGTCATAATTCCCCCTCCGTGACATAAAGAGCACCGTCATCACTCGAAATATGATAGTATGTTACAGGGGTTACCGTGTCGGGCGTTACTGATTCAAGGATGCTGTCCATAGTCTCGTTGATGTCAAAAGTCGTGCCTTTGTAGTCCGCCGGATACATAAATTCAAGCTGCCCTGTTTCCATATCCGCATCAGCCATTACTTGCGATACCATGTTTGAATTTACCCATCCTTCGTCATCGGGCGTCTGAATGAGGACTGCATCGCTTGCATCTCCTATTTCCTCCCACGAAATTGATGCCATGACCTGCTTTCTTTCGTTTCCTATAGCTATCGTCTGTGTCACAGGCGCTGATATGCCTACCATATATAAGTTGCCTTTGGCATCTTTGAGAAAGAATGTTTTTACACCGCTTGAAATTGCAAAAAGCTTTTCCATCCGTTGCCATGTGTCGCCGTATTCCCCGAAATCCATATCGCCGATAAGAGCTTGCAGTGTGCCGCTTTTGCCGTGTATAGTCGACGGTTGTCTCCTGCGATACGGCGTAAAGTTTGCCATCATATTCGGCGTATTGTTGTTGGAAATTTCCGAGTGCTGGATATTGTAGGCAAAATTCCACACATCGCGGACATGCCATACATTGCGGTAATTGGCATCCTCTGTCGCTTCCATGAGAATGTACGAATCTATATCGTGTGTTATTGGCGGGGACGATTTAGGGTTGAGCAATTTATTGTCGTCTCGCAAATATATTTCATAGACATAGGCTGTGCCGTTTCTTGCGGCAAAGTCGCGAATTTGCCCGCCTCTCAGCGAAAACTCGCCTAACAAACGCATATTCGCATTGTTGCCATATTCGCGGCGATAAACTCTGCAATTCGTGTAGCCGCCCGTTGCGTTTCCGAGACCGTAGCACAAAAGATTTGCACCGTTTGACAGTTTTTCCACTTCCAACGTATTTTCGCTTGCTGCTATAGCATATTTTACAGAAAACTCGCTTTGTACGCTTTTTTGTACTCCGCTTTCTGTCTGTATTGTGAGCTTCATGAAGTATACTTTATCGTTAAGCAAGCCGTCAGCCTCATATTGCAAATCACCCGTTGTCATTTTGCCCGTATCATCAAGCAGTTGGGATGGCAAATAGTCGCCGTAGTGTGTAGAAACTCCAAGGTAAAGCTGCCATCTCACCCACGATATCGCGTCGCCCTGCTCTTGCCCATATCCGCCCGAGATTGTTGTATACGCCTTGTCTACAGTGACAGGTACGGCTATTGCAAGCGACGGTGCCGTGCGCGTGCGGAATACTGCGGGGGAGTAAAGATTTACAAAAGGCGTGCTTTGCACTGTGCCCCAGTAAATAGTTATGTTCATTTTGTATTCTGCACCGTCGGTCAAGCCCCAATCGCTCCATTTTACGGGTTTGCCCGAGCTGTCGGTAGGCGCATAGGTAAATATTTGCTGTTCACCGTTTGCATTTGTGCCGTATGCGGGGCATCCGTCCGTAGCGGTTACACCGTGTACCTCCGTGCTTGCCGTGTCGTTCTTGCTTATCAAAATGCGAAAGCCCGTCATCGCATCCGTGCCGTTTATCTGCCACGATATGACTATAGGGTCGTTTGCCGCGACGGTTCCGTTGCCCTCACCTGCAAAAAGCGAGGGCGTTATGTTTGTTGCCTGGAATAAAGCCATATTTTATTGTTCACCTCTCTTTACCATTCCCTCACAAGTGGCATCTCACGCAGAAGCTCCGATATCGTATAGCGGTCTGCCTTCTCAGTGGAAATCGGCACGCCGTTTATGTATGTATTGCGTGACATGTTGCGATTGTCGTTCGCCGTGTGGTTTTGCGTTATCACATTGCCGCGGGTAGGCATCGTATGCTCGAGCGCACCGTAAAGTATGCCGAGATTATTGCAAAAGTCCCGAAAAGCTACCGTATTCTGCGGATTGAGTATCTTTTCCGTGATGTCGGGCGGCAAAACCATTTCGTCCCGCTCGGTTGCCTTTATTCCGCCCAGCCCGTGAAGCACGCCGCCGCTGTCGTAAAGCTGATTTACACGATTGTTAGCATTGCCCATTGCTCCGTTGCCTTTCGGCGTGGTGGCGTTTTCACGCTGCGATGACGGATATTCTATGCGTCCTGCTTCAGCACCGACAGGAATTGTGTATGAGCCATCTTCATTCTTCTTGATATCGTCCTTGGCAAAATATAGACCCGTGGTGCTGTCGTATATGTACTCTTTGCCCTTTGCAAATGTGGATTCCGGATTTTTCGAAGTGGCGTGCTCTTTGCCGTTAGTCATCAAAAGGCGTTCGTATGTTTCTGTAGCATCGGGGTCGCCTTCTTCTACTTTTGGCTTTAGGAAGTCATTCCAAGCCGAAGAATTGAAAAAGTCATCCTTGCTAAAATTGCCGCTCGATGTTCCTTGCTGAACATAGTCAACATATGTATTAAAGCCCTTTATACTTGCTATAGCGGCAAGTATTTCACCGACAAAAGGCGGTATGCCCGATGTGCCCATCACGTTGTTGTAATAAGCCATCCACTCATTGATTTTGTCGTAGATGTCCTTCAGCGGCTTTCCGGATTCAAGCATTTTGTTTATCTCGGCAATAGCCTTTTGCAGAAGCTCATCGCCGATTTTCTTTTGCACTTCGGCGAGCTTTTCCATAGCTTTTGCTATGTTCTCGGCATTTTTGCGTTCCTGCTCTGCGAGAGCCTCTATAGCCTTTTGCAGGTTCTTTTGCGCTTTTGCTATGTTTTGAGCGTTCTTTTCTTCCTGCTTGTGCAGAGCTTTTATCGCATCTTCGATATCTTTTTCGGCTTTCAGAATGTCCTTTTGCGCCTTCTCGACATTTTCACGCGCCTTCTGAACATTTTTCTCGTTTGCCTGCCATTCCCAAAGTCCCGATTGCTCGTTGAATACGCGAACATTCCGCTCGTTTATTGTATCGGCAAGCTCTTTTTGAGCTTTTATAAGGTCGAGCTTCTTTTCTTCGAGATTTTTCTCCTTTTCGGCTATGGCTTCGCGTTTTTCGGCTATAGCTTCCGCCGCGTCCTTTTGCGCCTGCAAAAGTTCTTCTTCCCGCGCGGCTATGGCTTCTTTTTTCGCGGCTATAGCCTCCTCCGCCGCCCTTTGAGCTTCAAGCAGATTTGCTTCCGCATCGAGTACCGACTTGCGGTAATTTTCAAATTGGTTGGCTTCCTTTTGCTTGTCTATCAGCCCTTGCAGAGCATCTTTTATTTGGTCATATTGCTCTTTGAGCTTTTTGGCAGGGTCTTCGGCATTGTCAATTTCCTTGTTGAGATTAGCCTGCGCCTCTTTAATTGCATCTACGCTGTCTTTGGTCTTTTTATAAGTTTCCATGACGGCAGAGACTTTATCGAGCTGTGCTTGCAGTGCCATCGCAACATTCATTAGAGTCTCTGCCGTTTCGGTTTTGCCATCGCGTAAAGCCGTACGATATTCAGAAAAAAGCTGCAGAACTATATCGGAAAGTTTTTTGTAGCTTTGATAATATTCCTCCGCACTTCTTGCGGTTGCCATTTTCGCTATGTCAGGAGCAAATTTAGAAGTATATCCCTCGATAGTATCATCATTTTCTATCATAGTCCAAACGCTGGTTACACTATTTCGAAATGATTTACCTGCTTTTTTAACTTCTGTTTCCGCCGCCTGTGATGCCCCTAGCGCTTTCATTTCGGCAGCGAGAAGTTCCTGCTCGGTAAGTTTTTTTAGAGCTTCACTATATTCTTCCGTGCCCTCCTTAAGGTCTTTGAGCGCGTCCTTTTTATCTTTGGAAAGCAACTTTACAAGCTTTTGCTCTACTTCATAGTATTCATCGGTTTGCGGTGTCAGCTTTTCATATTGCGCGGCGAGAGCTTTCAGCTCTTGCGTATTGTCGCTTATGGCATCCCATGCCTCTATGGCTTCAAGGCGTGCTTCGTGCTGTGCCTGCTTATATGCGTTGATAAGTCCGATAACCTGCGATACAGCCATTATGGCAACGCCTATCCAGCTGATGGTAGCCTGCAATGCGGCGGCACTTGCGGTAGCGGCATCCATGCCCGTTTTTAAGGCTTTGAAGCCGCTTACAAGATTGCTTAAACCCGAAGATATCTTGCCGCTGAATGTTACAAGCAGCAATCCGCCGAGCTTTCCGATTACGCTGGAGAGCCCGCCCGTATATTTTATCAGAGTGAGCAGTCCGTTTCCGATTTCAAGCAGTGTCTTTTTGAATGCCAAAAATCCCTGCTCATCGTTTGCGAGTTCCTGCCATTTTGCCTTGAAAGTATTCAGCTTTGCGGTATATGTGTTCATATACTGCTCGTTTTCTTTGAGAGAGTAGCCCTCCGCATTGTTCATATTGTCGAGCGCGGTCTGAACATCCTCAAAGTTCTTCATCAGGGCGATAAAGTAGTTTTTGCGGTATGTGCCTGCCGTGTCATATACACCCGTCATGCTGTCGTATATCTCGGAAAGCTCTTCGCCGAGTGCTTCTTCCATGCTCTTTCCGTCGGTGCTTTCAAAGTATTCGGCGAGCTTGTCCGCCTGCTCGGCGGAAAGGCTGTTTATCTCTTTTGAGAGCTGTTGCCATACGGAGAGAATGGATGCCGCACCTTTTTTGTATTCGCTGACAATATTCTGCATGTCGGCAGAGAGCGAAGCAAAAACATTCAGCGAGCTGTCCTTTGTCGTATACGCAAGCAGAGACTTGACCGCCGTGCCGAGCTGTTGCCCGCTCGCGCCGGTTGCACCCGAAAGCGCAGTGATTACGGCAACGGTTTCTTCAAGGCTCATTTTCGCCTGATTTGCATAAGAGCCGACTTTTTCAAGTGCGAGAAGTAGTTTATGCGTCGATACGGGGGCATTGTCAGCCGTTTTGTTGAGTACGTCGATTATGTATGTCAGCTCGTCCGCACCCTTGCCAAACTGCGTCATTATGGCTATAAGCCCATTTGAGGCTTCTTCCGCGTCCAGCTCCGCAACATTCAGCGCGAGAAGTGCCGCTTCCGTTGCCTTTACGGAATCTGACCATGTCATGCCCGAGCGTGCAAAGTTTGTAGCTATATCCGCCGCATTTTCAAAAGTCTGTCCGAAGTTCTGCGCCAACTCATAGAGCTTCTTGGAAATTCTGTCGTTGAGAATGTCCTCGTTCAGCACTCGCTTTATTTCGATAATGCGGTTTTCCGTCTCGATAAGTACCTCATCTATCGAGCTTATGGCGTCGCGTATGGCGTTCAGCGGTTTCATTACGAGCGTAGCCACAACCTGCCATTTCAGAAATGCCGCCGCATTGTCAAGCAGAGTGGCACCGTTTTTACTGACAGCTTTTTGATTTTCGTTTACGGCTTTTGATACCTCACGGATGTTCTTTGCCGCGTTGTTTGCTTTTTCTCCCGTAGCGCGGAAAGCGTTTGAAAGCGCGTTCAGCTGGGAGGTGAGCTTGCCGTTTATTTCTATTTTCTGCAGGTTTGTAAGCGGCGTTTTAAGCTTTTTTACACCGTTTACAAGGTTGGCAGAGCCTTTGCTTGCCGCATCAAAGCTCTTTGCCAAAACATTCAGCTGTGCCGTGAGCCTGCTGTTTATATCTGTTTTCTGCAGATTTGCAAGCGGCTCTTGCAGCTTGGATATTGCTGTTTTCAGCTTCGTCAGGCTGCCTTGCGCCGATGCACTGTTAAGCTCTACATTTAGTAAAATCTGCGCCATTTGCGCCTCCTTAGATTTTGTATTCGTCCAGTCCGTCTATGCTCTGCGTGCCCGTCACCGTATAGCCCTGCGCCGTCATCCCGTTTGCAAATGCACTCATTATGCGCCCGTCCTTGAGGTCGTCTATCATGCTGTTCCAGAAGGGGCGCGGCGGGATGTTGTCTCCCCAGTTGTATCCCTCGGCTTTTTGCAGGATATAGATGAGATGGTCGCCGAATATCTGATGATTGTACGGCGTATTCTCTCCCTCCGGCTCATAAGAAAAATGCAGGCTGTTTCCTACAATTTCGGATGATATATTGCCCTCGTCCTCAATCGCCCTTCCGCGTGTGGTATTCCCGCGGCGGCGCGTGTAGTGTTCGGGAGTGTACGCACCGAATAAATCGCTTTGCAAATGTTTTTGCAGTGCGTCTCTGATTTCGGCACTGACATATTCCAGCGCATATGGAAATTTTGTTTCTATGTCCGCGAGAATATCTCTCAAATCGGCTTCCGCGCCGATTACGGAAATGCTCGATGCTATCATGTGCATGCCACCTTTTTTAAAAAATGTCCCGTCCCGAAAGCCGAGACGGGACATTCAGAAAATTACGCCGTTACCGTTACATTGCAGTATGCAACAAGATTGCCGCCTGTACTGCGCGTAAGCGTTACCGTGATTTCGGTTGTGCCTGCGGCAATACCCTTTACAAGCCCGTTCGTATCAACGGTTGCCGTTGCGGGTGTCTTGGAAACGTATGTCAGGTCGGAATATACAGGCTGTACGGTAGAGCCGTCGGGCATGAAGTATTTTACGGGTACTCTCTCCGTTGAGCCTTTGGCTACAGTTATTCCCTCGCCGATTATCGCAAGTGCCTCTACGGCGGATGTTGTGCCGCTGCAGGGGACGTACACATAGTATGCGTAGTTGCTGTCGTCGTTGCCGCAAGCCGCGCAAGCCATAGCGTTGTCGTCGGGTGCGAGAGCCTGCCATGTGAGCGCGGTTGTGCTGTTTGAAGTCTGATTGCCGCTTATGCCTGCATCGCCGCCGAATTTTACGCGGGGAACATTGACATAGAGATAGCCTGCGAGGGGGCTGTTGCTTGTCTCGCCGTTTACCTTGGCAAAAATGCCGTATTTGAGCGTGAGCGCAAGAACGGCGGGATTTGCGGAAGTGGGCAGCCCGAGATACTGTGTGGACGCGCTCTGCGTGAAGTAGAATACATCGTACTGCTTGCCGCTTATGGCGTTGAAGCCCGTCACCTGCTTTGTTGTCGGGTCGATGTAGTAGTTTGCACCCATGTACTTTGCGGTGTTGTGCTCGCGCAGTGTGCACCAGCATCCCGTGTCTGTTGCGGGCTGTGCATAGTCCTTTACGGGCGTTTGCGTAACGGTGAGAGCCGCGCCTGTTGCGGTGATGGTCTCGCATACGGGGGTAATGCCGTTGTAGCCCATCGAGCCGCCTGTCTGGAGCTGACGCAGACCGAGAGAAAATGCCTGCGATGTGTAAGAGCCCGAAAGTCTTGTTGTATCGGGTATGAGGTCTACAAGCTTGTTGAGGAAGCCGCCTTCGACTGCCTGAAGGTTGAATGTGTAGTTGATTGCGCCCTCGGAGGGTATGTTGTCGTATGCCACGATATTGCCCGTTGCGGGGTCGCGCACCGTCATTTCCACAAGACCCTTTGCAATGAGATTGGGGTCGCCGAAATTGAAGATTGTGTTCATTATTTTTCTCCTTTACTTGTTAAATACTTTTCCTATTTCGGACAGCGGCATCGTGCCGCATTCGTCCGCTTTGATATCAAATTCCCAGCATGGCGCGGGATTTCCTTTTTTGAATGATACCATTCCCGAGAGTTCTGCCGTGCCGTACATCTGATATCGCTTGTCACGCTGAATCGCTTTGCGTCGGTTTTCAAATTCGCGCACAGTCCATTCGTTTATATCGCGTTCTCTTATGCCCGATTGATAGGCAACGGAAGCTATGAGGTCATCGGTGTTTATATCGAGGCTTATATCGCTGTCGGATTTTGCCAGAAGCTCTGCGTCCTTTACAAGCTCCGCATTTTCGCTTTCGTCCGGCAGCTTTAGTCCGTTTTGCTCGGCTATAAGCGGTCTGATGATATTTGAAAATTCGCGTGCAGTCACCCTGACGGCTTTCCCGTTTTGAAAAAATTCAAGCTCCGAGAGGCTTATTCCTTTTTCGTCTCTGATTACGGTAGCATGCTCTAATATTTCGCCCATGTCAAATCCAATCCGCAGGGACAGACATGTAAGCGTCAATATTCGGGCGAATATTCCCGCCGTGGGATTGCCTTCGAGTGCCGCGTCGGTTTCCATTGCAAAGACAGCCGAAAGATAGTTGCGGCACGAATACTTAACAGGGAGCGTACCCAGCCGCAGAAGTAAGGCATCTTTGCAAGCCGAAAATTCCTCGTAGTTTTCCATTGTTATCGGGTAAAAGCAAAGCCCGCACGCCTCTGTTGGTTCTCCGTTCCGGATTGCTTTGCTTCTTATGGACTTATGCGCGTTCATCTTTTCCGTGAGCCTCCGATTCGTTTCGTCTCACTCTGTATTGATAGCATTCCCGCGCACCTTCGGTATTTTCTGCCCGCCCCGAGCAGGTGCAGAAGTGCTGATGTGCGCAGAATGCGCCGAGTGCCGATTTTTCGTCATTGAGATTTGTCGCCTTGTCGATAAGGTCTGCGCATATGAGATAGCGCAGATGAGTAAGCCGTTTACTGTAAGGGCATATGTACTTGTCCATATTCAATATCCCTCCAGCTCTATTGTCACGCTTATCTGCCGGTTGCCGCAAACCGCCGTAACGGTTAAGGGAACATCGCTCGATTTCAGACAGCTTATTTTTACGGCGTTGGATATGCCCATCAGTTCGCCGCTCTTTATTTCGAGAGATGCCACGGCGTATCTTGCGTCGTCGCTGTACTGTATGAGAGAGCCGCTGTCCGCAATCTGCAGCTGTGAGCCCGTGTACTCGTCTCCCGCCGTATAGCTGTGCGTCAGAATGCCGTTTCCCGCGTTTGCATCCGCTATGGAATTGAGTATGTCATCGGAGGCTATGGGCGTAATCGAGTAGCATTCCGGCAAAGCACCCGAGAAAAGCCATGTTACGGGTCGTGCGGTGGAAAATCCGCCGTCAAATCCCGTTGCGTTAAGTATGGCGTCGGTGTATTGCTTTATACTCACGGGCACAGCACCGCGGAATTGCAGGTTTTCTTCTCCGTTTGTGCTTATTGTCATCTCCGCCGCAGCCGATACATTCGGATTTTGCAGGAGAGTGGCGGTTATCACGGCATTACCTGCCTTTATGCCCGTCACAAGCCCGCTTTCGCTGACCGTTGCCGTTTCCTCATCCGAAGAAGTCCATTTCCATGTCAGAGGCATATCATCGGGGCTTTTGGCTTCGCCGTTTACTCTGAAAATCGCGTTCAGATATGAAGGTTTTCCTATAGCCAAATCACGGTTTCCCGAAATCTCCGCGGCGAAGCTGTTTGCATTGCCGCCCGCTATGAAGTTTTCGGTCACGTCATCGGTTATGTTCGGCTCTTCTATGCGCACTGTGAATTTCAGCAGGTGGCAACTGTCCCTGTCGCCTGAAAATTCCTGCATGAAGTCGGTAAATCCGGTTATCCTGTAGGGCTTTGTGCCGAGGACTATGCGCATGTTGTGCCCCAGCCTGCGCGTGTTTTTGTTAAGCTGTGCGGTTATGTTGAAATAGCCCTCGGGGAGCATCACATTCTGTCCCTTCACATCCGCGTTTGCCTGCATGGCATAGCTCTCGGCGATTATCGGCTCTGTTATTACATTGCCGTAGTCGTCATAGCTGTTGTATGAGGCGTTGCATCTTGTGATGAGCGCAGTGCATCTTGCGCTTGACATATTGGAAGGCATTGTGCATATCCATGTACTGCCCATCGTTTTTATCTTCGCGCCTATGGGGAAGTAGTCTATGCGCTCGCTGTCGAAAAGAATTTCCTTGTAATCGTCCGTTCTTTTGACAACCTTTGCCGAAGCGTCGAGGTTTTCCGCAAGCCGCACGGTTGTTTCCGTCCATTCGTAAAAATCGGGTGTTAAGCCCTGAACGGCGGCGGAAACATAGTCGGTGGCGTATTTTGCCCGCTCCGCGTCAAATTTTACCGTCCGCGGTGCCATATATTGCCTGCGCCTGTCGGCATACTGCGGCGGCGCGTTGCTCTGCGGCACATTTACCGCCGTGCGAAAGCCAAAGCTCTGCTTTATGTATTTTTCACTCTGATTCACGTTTTTCACCGCCTTTTGCAGCATTTCCGCGGAAAATCACATTTTCCCCTTCGTAATAGATTACTGCGGCGTTTTTCCCGTCTGCCCTGCATTCAAAGGCAAGCCCGCGTCCTTTTGCTCCTGCGGTATATGCGGCGGAAAGGAGCTTTTCAAGCTCTTCCAGCGTAAATTCCGCTTTTCCGTTTTTGCCGAAGTTTATGTCGGCGATTATATTCTGCATGCTTTCCTCCTCATCCCAGCCTTATGTTCGGGTTGTTCCCGAAGAGCGGCATGTTTTCAAATTCGGTATGGCTTTTATTTGCGGTAGTCGCAATTTCAAGCGCAATAGTGAGCTGCCTGCCCACATTTGTGTCGCCGTCGAATATAGCCTTGCTTCCGCAGTCGGGATGCTTCGATTTCGCCATGAAAAATGTGCCTATGCCGTCCATTGATACGCCGTGCAGAGCCTCTATGATAGCCTGCTCTATGGCAAAGCAACGGCTGTATTCGTCGCTTTTGGTATTGCTCTCATAGGTGTAGTGCGTCCAGATGAAGAAGTTCACGCCGATGCATATCTTAAATTCGTCATTCGACGGCACCGTCCGTCCCATGTAGACGTAAATCCGCGTCTGCGCATCGGTCTGCGCGGGCTTTATGTATACTTGCGGGATAAGACGATAGCCTTTGTCGGTGGGCGGTTTCTCGGGGCTGTCGGCATCGAATACAACGCTCATTTTCTGCTGTATTGTCGGCAGCGGCTCGCCGAGAGGCTTTGCACCGTCATAATAGAGATATTTCCAGAGGCGGCATCGCGAATATGCGTTGTCATCCGGAGGCGTGTATTCCCCTTTCGGCGCGTCAATCAGATAGTCGCAGATTTTTCTCGGTATTTTTTCCGCACCCTCGAGTTTAAAGTAACTGTCCTGAACGCAGAGATACGGATACCACTGCGTATATGCCTCGCTCATGATTTTTCACCCTTTTTGTGATTTTCCGCTGCCTTTTCTTTTATCGCCTTCTGCTTTTCGCCGAGTTCATTCGCCGCCTTTTTGAGTTCATCATAGAGCTTCTTCACGTTTTCGGGGTCTGCCATTATCGACATTCCGGCTGTGAAACGCGCTATGGAATCGTTTTCCGTGCATCTCTGATTGTATATTTCGATGTTTACCGCTTTTTCAAGCTCCTTGTAGTCGGCAAGTATCGCAAAGGCGATTTCTTTTACCTCTGCGTCCTTTTTGAAACCCTCGAGCTGCGCCGGCAGACGGGAGGCGGCATAGAGGTCATAGTCGTTCTCCGTGAAAGGTGCCGTCAGCTCGATATCGAGGTAGAATGTCAGAAGCACGGACATCAGCTGCATCTGCTTTATCGCGTAGCTTTCGGTTTTCAGATAAGGAAGAGCGAGTATCTTTTCGCCCTCTTTGTTTTGCTCCGCCGTCGGTGCTTCGCAAAGAACGTTCTTCGCTATTGTCGCCGCCACATCGGCTTTCGTACCGATAGGCATGTAAGTATTTGCTTTTTTGAGCATTTCGCGGGTTATGATAAATTTCTCCATATTTTACCTCACAGTTTAAGTATTCCTCTCGGAAAAGTCTGCTTATACCAGTCGTTTTGTTCGAGCTTCCGCATTTTGCTGTAAAGCTCATTTTCCGCATCGCGGTAGGTTCTCCGGCTTTCCGCCATGTGATTTGCCGCGTTCTGCTGCTTGAATGCCTTGTCCTCCGTTTTCGGCACATTAGAGAGCCAGTTGTTTTTTTCGCGTTTAAGCCAAGCCACCTCGAAGCAAAGCCCGAGAATGCTCATTACCTCTCTGTTCAGATTTGCTTCAAAGCGTCCGTCCGTGTAGAAGTCAAAGTCAAATACCGTTCCCTGCGGCACGGTGCGGCTTTCCCCCGCATTTATCGTTACGGTACCGTTTTCCGCGTCGTATGTGCATATGGGCGAGGGCTCATACCATGCGTCTCCGAGTGAGTTTATGCGTACCGTCTGCGCCGCAAATAGCTCATAGCCCGTATATCCGGAAGGCAAAGTAATTGTCAGCGGCTCTGTCAGCTCCGCTTCCGTCGCATATCGGTAGGTTGTGAATGCAGGCTCGGTGAAACGCGGCTTTTCCGATGTGCCAAATAAATATTCCGGCATTTCGGGCGGAGTGCTGAAAAGCCCTATTTTGGAATTGAGATATCCCCACATAGTCCATGCGTAGGAGGGTGCGTCGGCGGCTTTCTTTTCCGCGAGCCTTATATCGTCTATCAGAGGCTCGCAGTATTCTGTTATTATTTTCAGTATAGGTGTGGGCATCTGCTTCCTCCTGATTATTCGGCGGCTTCCGCAAGCCCCTTAGCCATATCTTTGAGAATGGATTTGAACATTCCCTCGGGGTCTGTTTTCTTTGAAACTTCATTGAGCTTCTGCACAAGATACTGATTTATGCGGTTGTCACGCGCCATATATGCGTCGATAAAAAGCGTTGCGATAAGTTGTTTGTGTCGGTAGCAGGCTTTGTCGAAAATCGCAAGGATTTTCTCCTCGGGCATGTCGAGCAGTTTGTGATAGATGTCCGCGCCGAGAAGCTCGCCGTCGGTGTATTTCACGCCGTATCTTTCTCTTTCCTCGTCCGTCATGCCGTCAAGGATTATGAGGCGTCTGTCTTTAAGCCTGCGAAGAATATTCGGTGTGAGGTTCTGCAGAAATTCTCTTTTGTTTATGTCTCTTGTGCCGCCTCTGCCCTGTATCTGTCCGAGCTTTTCGTTGAGAGGTACGGTAGAACCCTCCGCCACGCATCCCATATAGAGCAGCGTGACCGTTTCGTCTGCCGGTCTGTATGCCGCCGGCTGTTTTGCTATGCCCGCCACTGCGTCCGCAACAGCCTTGTCCACCGCCTCGGCAATCATCTTTTCGACCTCGGATGCGTTGTAGGTCTTTTCGGTCTTTTTTTCCGCAGTCTCGGCGGGGATTGCCGCGGCTTTCGGCGTTGCCGCTTTTGCCTTGCCTGTGTTTGTCGCTTTTGTTCCGGTTGTTTTCTTTTCCTCTGCCATTTTTGTTTTCTCCTTTGGAAAATTTTATTTTCGGGAACTGCGGGAGTTGCACCCGCCTGTTCTGCTGTTCCCGTGACGGGGGCATTTCTGCCCCCATTAAGCGCGTGCCTATGCCTTAATCTGGAATATCTTGGAAGAAAATGCAGGTGCGATATCGCATATGATTGTCTCGGAGATATGTACCTTCATATCGGCGGATTCCGTGGGTGTGAACTCGATTGTGATGGGCGAGCCGTCGGCAATTACGCCTACCATGGGCGCATAGCCTACCTTTGCCACGATGTAGATGTTCTCCTGTGTCGGGTCGTCGAGGCTGATAAACTGCGGGTTGTAGTTCTGCGTGCCGGGTACTACGGCGAGACCAACCTCCACGAGGTCTACGCCCGCGACATTGCCGAGGAAGCCGTTGCGGACATATTCAACGCCGATTTCGCCCTGAATGCCTGCTACGGCACCGCCCGTGCCGACAGTGGGAAGCACCTGCGAAAGTCCCGCAAGTGTACCGAGTGCCATAAGCTCGGTGCGTCTGACACCGTTCAAAGCGGAAGCTTTCATTACAGCTTCATTCCAGTGCTCGGGAGTATAGCCTTCGAGGATATTGCCTGACGGCAGATACTTCGTGTTTGTAATGGCGGATTTGAACTTTTCGACCGTTGTTGCAAACATCTTGTTGATTGCGCCGCGTGCAAAAGCGGAATAATATCTGCCTGCCTCGCCGTCGATTACATCCTGATACCACTTGATGCTTGCCTTTGCGGTATAGGGTTTCGGTGTGAGCGCAATCTGGGACTTATAGAGATACTGTTCGGGCTTGCTCGATACGGAACCCCAAGAATCATCCTCATAGAGGAAGAAATCGTTGGATTCGATGTCTATGAGCTTTGTCTCGCCGAGCCTGCCCGTAGTCCATGAGATAATTCTGTCTGTGGGAGCGTCCATGTATGCGGGAAGAAGCGGATAGATTACTTCTTCCGTGATGGTCTGCAAAGCTCTCCAGAACGTTCTGTCGCGATAGAGACCTCTGTCCTTGGCTACCTCGTCCATTGTGGAGTAGGGTTCTTTGCCTATGGCTCTGTTAGCCTGTGCGGCGCAGAAGAGCACCGTGTCTACCCAAGTGTTACGCGAAAATGTAGCGTAATCCTCGACCTTAGAATTGTACTTGAAGGGGTTGTTTGCATCTGCGTTTACGCATTTGCCGAGATATTCGGCTGCGGCAATTCTGCCGCAGCTTATAATCTTGTTGCGGTCAAGAGTATGTGTTGCACCGGAAGCGGCGCATACCTTTATCTGTTCGTTGTTTGCCGATGTATAAGAAAAAATATCTCTCGGCAGATTGTTAAGAACTTTTCCGTTCATTTTTATTCTCCTCTCGTTTTCTTATGTACTTATCAGGCGGATGCCTTTACACTGCGCAGACATTTGCAGGTTATCTTCTGACCCGCGTCGAATGTGCCCTCTGTAAATCTCTTGGAAATATCGACTATCTCAAAGTAGACACTTCCGTCTGTGGGAGCGGCAGCGGCGGCAACGAGCTTGCCGTTTGCGATTGTCGCGTAGGGCGTGGCTGTGAGACTTGTGGGGAGGGTTGAAAAGTTGTCGCTGCCCCAGTTGTAGCTTTCGCCTACAATTATTTCGGTAAAATCGCCTCTTTCGTCTGCAGGGAGCGGAAGTCCGAGGGTCTTGCCGGGGATGTTGATTACGAGGTCACCCGCCGTTGCCTTGTTCACATCGTATGTATTGCAGGCGTAAAGACCCGTATGGTCGCCTGTGAAGCCTGCGACAGTACCGTTCGTAGCCGCTACCATGTACCAGCTGTTTCCGTTTTTAAGCCCTGCCGCAGAGTAGCCCTCGAGGGGAAGTCTGCCCTTTGTTACGCAAAGAAAACCTGCCTGACATTCCGCCGGTGTAAAGGTATCGCTGCTGAAAGAGCCGAATTTACCCGTTATGTTCTGGAGGTTGTTTCTCTGCGAGTTTGAAATATATACTTCAAATCTGTAATTAGCCATGTTTTTTTCTCCTTATCTTTTATTCGTCATTTCGTCAATCATCGCCTGAACATCGTCGGAGTCTTTTTCCGTATTGTTCTCGGCGTTGGTATCCCATGCGTATTTTTTGTTTGTCTTTGCTTTTGCGGCTTCGCGGATTTTCGCCATGCATCTTGCGTCTACATCGCCGCAGGCACGCTCTTCGCCGATGAATTTGCCGTCCTTTGTCTCCATTGCGCAGTATTCGTTGATTTTTTCGTCCGTCAGAAGGTCTGCACAGTCATCCTCGGAAAGGTCGATGTTTATGCAGTTTTCGGAAATGCGCGTTCTGACAGCGGCTTTCACTGCCTCTCTTCTGCGCTCGGTTTCCTGCGTCTGAAGCTTTTTGATAACACCCTCGAGCGTTGCCTTTGCCTCATCCTTTGCCGCATTGTCCTTTTCAAGCTCATTTATGCGGGAAATGAGCTTTTCGGTGATTGTTTCAACGGGAACTTCAACTTTTGTTTCCCCGTTTGCGAAAATCGCCGTTGCGGTAGCTTCGATTCTCGCGCCGTCCCTTATCTCTTCACCGTCCTTTTCCGCTGTAGAGAGATACGGAACGCCGTTTGCGGAAAGCAAAGCTACGGTGTTCTGGTCTACGGCAAGCACCGTATAGCCCTTAAACTTTTCTGCAAGGTCATTCAGTTTCATGTTCTTTGTTTTCTCCTTTTTTTCGTTATTTTTTTGCGGATTTTTGTTTTCGGCATTGAGGGAGGCTACGCGAAGAGTAATCTTCTTCACCTCGTCGGCACCCATTGCGGCAAGCGCGCGGATATTTGCACTTGCAACGGCAGGGGCGATATCATCGCCGAGTATAGTTGTTCCGAGTATCCGGTATTTGGTAAATACTTCGATGTTTCCATCCATGTGCATCTCGTCAACGAGAGTTTCAATCGAAACGCTCATTCCCTCCGAACCCTGTTTCCGGAGCTTTTTGACGAGTTCCTGCGCATACCATTTCCACAGATATCCCGTGCCTACTATCCATTCGATACCGTCGATAATTTCAATGCGTACATCGTCCTCTACGCGGAAATTACCGACTATTCTTTCTGCCGTGGAAGCCATGAAGGACGCACTCACATTTCCGTTTTCGTCTATGTATTCCTCGAAATTGTGACCGTCGCCTATTTTATCCCCGACATATGCCACGAGAATGGGAGTGTCCGCAAAAAGCTTTCTGTGCTCCGCTATATTCTCATAGCGCCAGTTGTTACGATTTGTCTTTCCGTTCAGCAGCCGGAGTTCAACTCTCTGCCGCAGTCCGTCGGTTTCGGCAAGAACACGCAGCTCTCCGCGAACGGAAACAAGCCGCGCCGTTCCCGCGCCTGATACGGTTTTTATCATTCGGTTTTCTCCTCCTCATTCAGTCGTGATTTACACCAGCTGTCAAAGCTCGTTTTACTGCCGCCCTCGTTTGCCCACCTGAACCAAAGCTCGAGGAACATTTTGCCCTCTGCGCTGTTCTGAAGCATAAGCTCTTCGGTTTTGAGCGACATCGCCCTAAAATCAGGCGTATCAGTTGCTTTCCGAAATTTCTCCAGTGCCGCATTTATGCCGTCAAAAGTCTGCATGATAAGCTCGAACACATCATCGAGGCTTTTGAGCGATTCGCGCCAGTCAAGCTCATCCGTGCCGGGATATTCCGCCATGAGATGGTTTTCATGGAGCATATCTCCGAAAGCGTCAAATCTTTTCGGAAATTCATGCGCCTGCCTGTGGATAATTTCGGAAAGGTAAATCATGCCCTGCTCGATGTAAACATATTCCTGCGTTGTGTCAAACCACCTGTTGGCATTCTGGTACATCCGTATAACGTCGCGCATCGGCTCTCGCAGCTCCGCAAATTTCGGATTGTCAAAATTATAAATTTCTTTCGGGTTCATTCTGTCACCTCCGTTCTTTTTCCTGTCAGCCTGCCGCATCTATGCTTTTTTCGTTGCCCTCTGTAACCTTTTCATTCTGCGGTCTGCCTGCCTGCGGAGGCAAGCCGCCGTTTAGTTCCTGTTTCATCGTGTAGGAGGTTATGGGCGGTATGAGCATGTCGAGGATGCCGCTTTCTTTTACCGTGTTCATCATCGATATTTTGTCCGTAATGCTCTGACCGTCGAGCGCGGCAAGTATGTAATGCGCCGAAATGTCGCCGTTTGCTATCGCCGCCTGCGCATTCTTGCGCGTTTCATCGTCGGTGTATATCGAGCCGAACATGCGAAAATCCCATTCGCAGGTAAGGTTAAGAGTGGAATAGAGATAATTCATCATTCTCTCGAAGCCGCGGTATATCTGCTCGCTGTATCTGCTTTCGAGCTTTGCGGAAAGCTCCGCCTGCCCCGCTTTTACATCGTCGTCCACGGGTATCACGCCGGAAAGCCCCGCCTTTGCCATGCCGTATTTGTTGAACGAGGATGAAATGTTGTTCGCATTGGCACTTTCGGCAAAATCGTGAGATTTTATGTTTTCCACAGGTGCCATGTAAAAAGCACTGCCGCCCGTGTTGTTCATAAGCATCAGCGTGTTGAAAAACTGCTCAAACATTGCCCTGCCGCCGAGCGACAGCCTGTAGGCATCATCCGTTTTCGAGCCGTCGTCGCTGTAATACGGCATTTCGCCGGTGAAGATTTTTATAAGCGGGTTGAGAAGCAGAGAGAGCTGCGCCGCCTCATAATCGCTCTGCTGTGCATATGTGAGCATCAGCCCCGCAAGCGGCGGAATAACTGCGGATGTCGTATCGTCTATCTCAAAAGTCCATACGCGGTCTATGGGAAGCGATACGTAATAAGCCCATGTGCCGTTCTGCATAAAGACTTTTGGGTTTCCGGCGGCATTCCTGTTCACATTGTGCGGATAGAAAGGTATTTTCCCGTTTTTGCACGGCACGCTCGCATATACGAATTTTCCCCTTCGCCCCGCGCCTTCAGGCTCGGTGAACATCCTGCCGAAATCATCGAGATAAGGTTCAAAGAGGTCACCGAACTGCGTTACATCCGTCCCTATCTGCATGAAGTACATCATGTTGAACGATATCGTGTAGCCCGATATGTTGTTGAAACCGATGATTGTACACCAGTCCTGCGGGAGCTGCTGCATGAAGGCATAGTTTACTTTGTTGTGGATTTTGTCCGTGCTTGTGCGCAGAATGTAAAAAACCTTGCCCTCGGTTATAGCCTGTCCGGCTATTCTGTGCGCCTGAACATCGGGTCGCAGAGCTTTATTCAGCTTGTCGATAAGGCGGGCTTCTCTGATAAATCCTTCCGATTTTGCCTTTTCCGCATCGATGTACAGTGGCTTCGCATAATACCGGTATGTGGGGATGTCCTGATATGCTTTCGTTATTTTGTAGTATGGATAAGCCGTCCATTTGAGTATTTCGCTCGTCTGTCGCAGTGCCCTTTCATTTCCGTAAGGGGCACGCAGGAAAGACCCGATTTCTTCTTTTGTGAAATCTGCGGGCAGCGAGGATATAGCCTTTACGCGTCTGTTCTGCAGCTGCGGCATGTTGGCAAGCCCGAGACCTGCGCGGGCAAACGCCGATGCCATGCTGTCGGCGGAAAGATTACCGCCGTATGCCCCGATTATATTGTTCATACGCGCAAGCAAGTTGCCGTATGAGTTGGCGGCGGGAGCATTTTTCTTTGTCTCTTCCATTGTTTCTCCTTTTCAACAAATATTTTGGGCTACGGAAATCGCTATATCGGCTATCTCGCGCAGACCGCGCAGAGATGTTATTTCGATATAGGCTTCTATGATATCGAGAAATATTCCCGCGATTTCGATTTTGTCGTATTCGTAGTCGTATTTTTCGCACAGAGATGTGATTTCGCCCTCTATGCCGTCATAAGTAGCCCGTATTTTCCTCGTTTTGGAAAGTCTGTCGCGTATCTCGCATATGCACTCGCCGAAATCATAATCCTGCATTGTCAGCCTCCGCTTTCAGCTCTTTTTCGAGATTGGAGCAGAACTCATTAATTATTGTGGCTGTATTTTGAGCACTTTCGCCCATTTCGCGTGCCGCTTCGCTGAGGATATTTGCCACGATTTCCATTCTCACATAGCGAAGCCATTGACGCTCCGCTTTTTTCAGCTTTTGCTCATTCCGCAGAGGCACTTTCCCAAGCGGCAAGTCTGCGTTCTGACTGTATACCAAAAGGTACCCGCTTTCAGGAGAATAAAATGTATATTTTTCGCCCTCCGGCATATCTTCGAGCTTTCCTATGTAAAGTATGTGGTTTGCGTCGTTCATCATCGTTTCCTCAATGTCAGCAGATTTGCCCGTGTGCCGCTTGCCTGCGGTGCGCCGGCGAAACCGCCGTTTTTGTATTTTTCTATTTCAGCCGCCCAGCTTGATTTTGCCTGATATTCCGTTTTCTTTATCAGGGTTTCCAGAATTTGCGCAAACCGTAAACCGTACTTCATCGCCGACCAGTCATCTCGCTGTATTGCTTTGGATTTGCGCTTCTCTTTGAGAGTAATGCCGCTCACTTCGGTTTTCAGGTTTTGTATCTGTTGGCAGAGCTCGTCCGTCTTGCGGTAAGGAAGCGCAATCTGCGCGTCCTGCGCATCGTTTTTTATGCCGTTCATTACCTTGTATGCGGCTACACCGTCGAGTATCGAAGCCGTCAGCAGCTCCACATTGCCCTGCTCAAATTCGAGCTGCGCATATCGTATCATTTCTCCCTCTTCGTCGGCGGCACCGCGCGTGCCCGCCTTGAGCGGATAGATAACGGGCAGCGCATTCGGCTGTTCGATATCCGTATATGCCATGTGGTTGTAGGTGCAGAGCGGCGGCATGCCGTCAGCCGGAGGTTTCATAAGCTCGTCCACCACGTCCTTGCCGACTGCCCGCGCATCGACTACAAGATATGTAGTCTGCGCTCCGTTTTTGCAGTAACTGAAATAAAGCCCTCGGAGCTTCTGCGCCTGAAGATACGCCGTTTTCGGCGGCGGGTAGCTGTCTACATAGACAACCTGCTTTCTGTATTTGTCACGCTTTGCTATGCTCTTGTAGCGCGTGAGCTTTATAACGGCATCCGCGCATTTTGCGTTTCGCGTTCCCGTTTCATACGAAACGTCGTGCGCCACTATGTAAATCGCGTTGTTGTCTCCGCAGTGGCATTTTTCCATAGTCATGAGCTTTCGGCTTCTCGAGAGAACGTCGTCGGGTATCATCGGGTTTTCGCTCGACCCCGTGTATCTCGCGCAGGCTTCGCGAAGCCAGTTTTCCGCGCTCAGGCTTCTTTTCATATCCTTGAAGTAGCCTATGTCGCGCAGTCCTGCCATGAGAGCCACCACCCAAGGCATATCGAGTACGAAGCCCTCGTATTTTTCGCCGTAAAGCATATCAAAAAGAGCTTTGCGCCTGTATTTGGAAAAGGCGGGATTTTGTCTCGTGCTCGCATTGCTTATGTGCGAGTGCTTGCGGTTTATATGCGTGCGGTCGGTTTCATTGTTTATCGTTCGTACAATTCGGCAGGTCGGGAAAATGTCGCGCTCGTATTTTTCCATATCGAAGGTGTCATCCTTGCTTCCTTCCTGCGCCATTTCCTCGGCTATCGTCTGCGAGCTGTTGTCGCCGCGGGGAGAATACATGCCGAATTCCGAGCCGTAGTTTGTTTCCATGCGGAACATGTCGCTTCTGTCGTTTTTGATTTTCCATATCGTTCCGAGCATGGGGTAATTTCTCTCCACCTCATGGTGAGCCTGCGCCGCAAGCGATGCTGCCTGCTTCTGATTCGGTGCGGCATATCTCATGATTTCGCCGGGATAGGTCGCGCCTTCCAGCTCCTTCGTAAGTATCTTTGTAAAGGTTTTTGTAAGTCCGCGGCTTCCCGTTATATATACATTCCTGTATCGTGCGTCTATGCGCATCATGAGCCGCTGCGGAAGCTCCAGCCCGTATCGCGCGTTATCGTCTCGGAGCATGTCCGCGAGATAGTCGGGATACCAGCGAAAAAAGCTGATTATCAGTGCCGCGCTGTCCTGATTGGGCATTCTTTCATAGTCAAATGCCCTGTTTTTGTTTTTTGTTACCCATTTTCCGAGCTTTCTTGAAAATGTTTTTCCCTCTCCGGCATATCCGGTCGGCACTTTTGCATCCCCCTTCCGTAAATTTGCCAAAAAAATGATAAAAGGGCTACAAGCCCATGTTTCCATGCGCCTGTAGCCCCGTTTGGCTCTCCCACAACGCCCGTCTTGCGTTCGGTTTTCTTTATTCTGTTTTAAAAAGCTCCTCGCTTATCCGGAAAAGCAGCCGCCGTCTTATCACATAAACCTTACCGTTATGTATTTCTATGCGGTCGCCGTGCTTTTTCGCGCGTTCCACGGCGTTTTTCAGCCGTTCTTTCTGCGAGCTTTTTTCTTCCTTGCCGCAGTCGTTATTCATCGGCATCACCGCTCTCCGCTTCCGGCTCATCGCCTTTTTCGTGCCGGAGCTTTGCCAGCCCCGCATATCTGCGCGCTTCTTTTTCGTCCTCGGTTTCCTCCGGCAGAAATTCGCCGTGCTCGTCCTCAATTTGGAGCGATTCGGGAAGCTCGTTTACGATAAAGAGGTCTGCGTTTTCGCGCATCGTGTTGTACATGGCAAAAATCATCTGGTCTGCCGCGTCAAGCGAATATCTGTATTTCGGCTGTTTGATGAAGTTCTTTACGAGAGCTTCGGCTGTCTCCTCAAAGGTAAGAAATTTGCCCTCTTTCATCAGCCCGTGCTTTTCCAGCTCCACTACAAGCGTGTCAAGCTGCAGGTTTTCAATAGGCTTTTCGTCTTTTTTTCTCATCTGCTCCGAGGCAAGTTCCTTGTCTATCATCGTCTGAACATCTTTTGCCGCGCGGTAATTCCGCGCCGCTACGAGTTCATCCGCCGCCATAGACCATTTGGCTACGCGCATAAGCGTGTCGTCCATCTGCGGCGTGATAGTCTGTCCGCGGTAGCTGTCGGCTCGCACCTCGTAAAGCCTGTCAAGCTCATTGTACTTCTCGGTCGTCATATTCGCGCCGGTGCCCCAGCGCTTTCTCTGTGCTTCCGTACCGGGGAGCGATGCCAGCTTAGCCTGCTGTGCTTTGACATACTGCAGAAAGTCGCTTTCTGTCAAATCCTTGCCGAAAATACGCCGCATATTGGTTTCGCCGTCAGCAAATGTGGCGGGCTTCCCGCGGCGGTAATATCCGTCGCTTTCCAGCAGTGCGCTTATGTAGACTTTCCATTTCTCCTCGCAGTTTTCAAAATCGGAAGGAGGAATAAGAGGGAGGCAAGGAACATCAAACGCTATGCAGGAAAAATAAAGGGCAAGGCATGCGCCGTTCATTTTTTCGAGCTCGTCAAAGCGAGCCTGCTCGCAGTCGATGCAAAGCGTACTCATGCCCGAAAGGTTTCGGGCACAAGCGCGGCAATTATCCTCACTGAGCACTGCGCCGCAGCGGGCACATTTATTTTCAGCAATGTAAGGCATCCTGCGTCCCTCTTAATGATGGATTTCGTATTGAACAAAATTCGCGGGAAGTCGTGCGAATTGCTCTTTACAGCTACATTATACCATAATTTTTCACAAAAAGTTGCTTTTTTGAAAAGTCATACATTGGTTATACTGCATAATTTACAATTTGTTCATATTTTCGGCGCAATTTCGGCTAAATCAGACGGAGAACGCGCCTTTCATCCTCAAGCCGTTTCTGTCCCATTGCAAAATATTTTTCATCTTTTTCCGCACCGATAAAATGGCGTCCCAGTCTATGACAGCATATCGCGGTTGTAAAACTGCCCATGAAAGGGTCTAAAATCAAATCATCCGGCTTTGTATAAAAAGCTATGAGTTTTGAAATGAGCTGCGTCGGCTTCTGCGTGGGATGAAAGCGTTCATCCTTGTTTTGCGGGTCGCCCTGAAGCATGCCGTTGTAAAGGTAGTGAAATACTCTCGCAACGCCCTCACTGCACCAAGCAAGCTCGCAATCGCCGAAATCGTTTCTCATTCTATCATTGCACCTTTTGTCCCATACTATCCAGCTTTTCGTCGGCGGCAGATAGTCCGTGTAGTAATTGCCGCCGAAGATTATCTGATTTTTACTGCATTCAAACATGAGTTCAAAGTATTCTTTGCCTATACGTGCGCTGTCCCAATCTTTTATGTCGGAATAGTCGCGGCACATTATGCCGTGGCTGCTTTTGGCACCCCGCGTAAAGGTCATCTTTTCGATGCCTATCCCATACGGCGGGTCGGTTATGAGCCAGTCTGCTTTTACCCCCCCCGCCGCCATTTCGCGCATCAGGTCAAGGCAATCACAGTTGTAAACTCTGTCAGGTTCAATCATCGTTTTCTTTCTCCTTGCCCTTTTCTTTTCCGCACATCATATCCAGAATAATCTTCAGCTCCGGCGATGGCTTTACCGCATTGCTCCCTGTATCGGGCGGCGGTGGCGGCGTGGCGTTGCTTGCGCGTGTCTCTCTCGTTCTCGGCTGATAACAGGCAAAGTATTCTTGCTTAAATATCGCAATTGCCTCCTCCGCTTTTTGCTTAAATTTCATGCTTGCCTCCGTCCATCTTCGCACCGCAGTTCGGGCAGTAGTTGTATACGCTCGTGCTGCCTGTAGTTGTATCGTCATCGCACCATCTGCACAGCGAACACTCAAATAAAGACGGATAATCTTCACAGAGGTTTTTCGCGTGCTTCACTTTCTGCACATCGGCAGTCGGTATCGCTTCAATATCCTTTTTAATTGCATAAAATCCGTCAAGTTGTTTTGTGCGCACGAGCACACCATCAAGCATTGGGACACAAATCGCCTTGTACTCAATCAAGTCCGCGTCAATGTATCTCGGCATTATTTGCCCTCCTCCACAAGTTCCGGATTGTCCTTGAAATGCATTTTACAATATCCCCCTCGAAAATCTTTGTACCGTTCTTATCGGTCAGCCCCGTGTACTGCCCTACTGTTTCGGGAATCACCAGTTCGGGTTCGAGATAACCCATATTCGATGTGCTGTCAACCATACCGTAATCATCCGCGTGATGAACGATTCCGCCATAAAGCCATTCATCAGTAAGCATGCTTTTCCCTCTGAATAATATCTCTCTCATTTTTCGCTCCTCTCCCCTCTACTGCAAAATTCGTTATGTTCGCAAAAGCCAAGCACACCGCAATGTCCGGCTTTAGAATAAAACCTGCAATCCTTGCATCGTACAACCTCTACAAAATCGACCGGAGTAGCCGCGTTCGGTATACTGTCATCAACTTCAAGGCATCTTTTTACGGTTTCGGCATTCCGCCGAGAATTGAAAAATAACATAAAAGTTTCGCCGTTGTTGTAAACAATGTCAAAAGCCCAATCGCCGCAGATTTCTCTTATTTCAGTGCATTTGCTCATTTTCTGCTCCTTTCTGCGAGTGCCTTTTCGGCAGCTTCCCGCGAGAAAAACAAGTTCGGATGTCCAAACATCGGGGCAAAGTCTGACAGGAGCACTCTGAATCTTACATAGTCTGTGGCAACGACGGCTCTTACCGTATATTCTTGTATGTCATTTCCGGCAATCCAGTATGCTTTGTCACCCACTTTACACGGCAATTTCAACCATTCTTTTTTATTCTCAAATTCGGGGCACTGGCTTTCTACATTATCATCGTTGAAATATTCGTCAAAATCCTTTTCATCTTCTCCGAAATAAAAATGCTTGTGCGCCGCGTAGTGTATGCAATCTTTACATTTCATCTTTTTCACCTGCCATTTCTTCATTCAACCTTTTTCTTACAAACGGCATAATAAGAATTACGCTCGCGTTTATGTGTAATACCGTTGGCGCACACACAACGCGGTTAAGCATATATTCAAATATGAATTTTGAGGGCTTGCCTTCAAAGATTTCGCCGCGGCTCTCGTTCATTTTAAACATTTCTGTCTGTTCGGCATAATCCGCGATTTCGTTTATTATTTCAATCCCTCGTGGGGTCAAATTATAGTCAGGACAAATGTCAAGTATTTCTTCCATGAGTGCCGGCATTTCTGATATATTATTCATCTTTTTTCCTCCTTCAGGCGGGCGTTTGCCCGCCGTATTCATTCTGTAAAAAATCCATCGGGTTCAACATCAAGCACGGGCTTTTTTCTGCCGCGCGTGGTCTTGATTTCGGTCTTTGCTTCTTCCGCAATTTCTGCGGCAGGTGTTTCGTCGAGGTATTCGCCGCCTGTGTTTCCGAAGAAGCTGTCGCTCGCGTCGGCTTCGCCGTTGCCCACAAAAAGTTCGTTTTCTTTGTCGATTGCCTTTGTATCCTCGTCGTAGGCTTTCTGCATGTCAATGCTCATTATGCCCCACTTGGATATGAGCTGGCGAATCATGGTTTTCTTTGCCATACCGTCAAAGTCCTTGTACCAATATGAGGAATATTTCCAAAGCTGGTCGGCAGGCACTTTTCCCGCCTCGAAATCGGCAAATGACATTTTGCCGTTCTTTCCCTCCAGCGAAAAAGCCTTGCTGTATGTGTCGGCGTGAGAGAGCATTTTCGTCTTTGACCAGTATATGGTCTTTTCAAAGCCGTTCAGATAGCGGAAATATGCCATGTAGCCGACTACGGGGAGCTTTTCTCTTTCGTCGTCGTCCTCGATGAATTTAAATCTCGGCTTGCCTGTCGCACTGTCTCTGCCGAGATATTCGCCGCGGCGGATTTCCGTCACATCGATGTCGGCGTAATAGCCGCTCCTTATTGCAAGCTGGAGATATCCCCTGTAGCCGAGTATAAAAGTGCCGACCGTGCGATTGTTTTTCTTGTCGTCAAAAGGCACTATATAGGCAAGCCCGAGTGACGGCGAAAGCGAAAGGTTCAGAGCCGTTGCGAGAAGCGCGGCACTCACCACCGTGGAATAGTCACAGTTTTGCAGTGCCGTGTTTGCGCTTGCCGCCGCCACGATGCTTGAGACAAATTTTTGCATTTCTTTTTCGCTTCCGAGCGTGGAAACGAGACTTTTCTGTACTTTTTCTCCCGTGAGATAGGCGGATAGCGTTCTTGCACCGCCGTTCTGATTCTGTACAAGCTGATTACTTATAGCCATTTTTATTCTCCTTTCGGCACTCTGCCGTATTTTATTTTGTTTGCGTTGAGAAATTCTTTGAGCTTCGTGAGCTGCGTTTTCGTCGCATAAACGCGGAAATCCATCGTCATGCTTTCCTCCGTGTCGTCAGGCGTGCCTTTCTCGTTTTCGCAAACGCTCTGCACGGGCTTTGAATTTTCAGAGGGTATTTGTTTGTCCGTGCCGCTTTCCGCTTGCTGTCGGCTTTCTGCCGCGACGAGACGCGCATTGTATGCGATTATCTGCGCGATACTGTGATTTTCGCGGTAATATTCGAGGAGCGATACCTCGTATTTCGAGCCGAGCCCTTTTATAGCCGCTATATCCGTGCAGATAGCATTGTATGCATCGTCCATCGCGGAGTAAACCGCTTCTTTGCGCTTGCCTTTGTTCAGCCAAGACCGGTCGAAAATCTGCTCGAATGTGCGGTACGGATTGTCTGCGCTGATGCTCTCCCAGTAGCTTTTGTAGTCGGCTTCCTTTTCGGATTTGACCCTGTCCTCCGCTTCGAGAACCTGTCCCCAGAGGTTTTCTCGTGCCGATTGCAGTATTGCGATAGGCTCTTTCAGCGACTTCTCGAATATTTCAAGCGGCGCGGTGTATTCTTTTTTCACCTCTTTGCGCTTGTCGTCTATGCTTTTTATTATCTTGTTTATCTCGGCGCAACGCTCTCTTGCTTTTTCAAAGTCCTCATCCGTGCGAAGTATGAGCGTTCTGTCGTTTACCGTGCGTGCGGTAGCCCAACTTTTGATTTTCTCTATGTTCGAGAGAATCTGCGGAAGCTTCTGCACGAAGTCCATCTGTACGGTAAATTCCACCGTCACAGGCATGTCCGGCTCTGCAAATGCAGTCAGAGCCTTGTCAAAATCAATCTCTGCCATTTTTTCGTCCTTTCGATAGTTCTTTTGTGAGTTCTTTTATTTTCGTTTCATAGTCCAGCCCGAGCATCTGTCCGAATATCGCCATCAGTACGCTTGTGCATATGCTGTCTCCCGCGAGATGATAGCAGGCGGATTTCGAGTGATTTTCCCGTATCTTTGCATAGTCCTCGTCTTTTACGCCCTGCAGCCTGAAGCATTCTCCCTCGGTCAGCTTCCGCACGCGGCATTCACGGTTTTCATCGTCAAGTATTTTCACTTCCTGCCCCCCCGCCCGTGCATGTTACGACTGTCGGAGAAATCGCATCGGCAGAATAAACGCGGCAACTACTCTCCAATGTGTTGTCCCATTTTCCGCCGCTCAGCATAGCAATCTTCATGCAGTTCAGTTCTTCCATTCCACTACTCCGTTCGTTCCTTTAGTATCGATTGTTCTGCAGATGTCCGGCATGGGTGCTATTGCGAAGCTTTTTGTTTTTCCGAGCATAATGCCGTCCGCCCGCGGTACTCCGCTACCGCATTCATTGCCTGATTGCCGAAGCTTTTGCAGTCCCGAGCCATTATTGTATTTGCCGTCGTCGTTCCGATTTTCTCTATGATTCTGCCCTTTCCGCTCAATAATAAAGTTACTGTCCGGTCTGTAGCCCCCTCTGTTTTAATGGTGTGCGCTGTACCCCCCCCCGAAGGTCGGGTGCCAGCCGAAGCCGTTTCCGCGTGCGGCATTCCGCTCTTTATGAAGCTCCAATGCGCGTACTGCCTTGTCGCTTATATAATAGCTTTCGTCCACACCGTAATCCAAGAAGTCGCGTAAAACATAATCGAGAGCAAAGCCATCGGGCATTTCATAGTAATAATCGCCGAGTATGCTCACCATGAAGCATCTGTTTCTGTTCTGCGGTATTCCGAAGTTTTTTGCATTCAGCAGATTCCATTTTGATTTGTAGCCGAGAGAATCGAGAAAGCCTATCCATTCCGAAAAATGCTTTATGTTTTTCTTTCCGATTACCTCGGGGACATTTTCCATGAGCAGAATCTGCGGCAGGTTTTCCGTTTCTCTCAGCAGCCGCTCCACTTCCCACAGAAGCCCGCTCCGCGTTCCGCTGTTTCTTCCCATGCCTGCGCCTTTCCCCGCATTGCTCAAATCCTGACAGGGAAAACTGTAGGTCATTATGTATTCGTAGCGGTCTGTGTCGGTGATTTGCAAATCCTCTCCGCGCATTTTCGTTATCGAGCCGAGATTGTGCGTAGCCTGCATGTTGCCGTAAATTTTCCGTGCCTGCTTTTCGGGAAGCTTCGCGATTTGCTTTTCGGTCATCGGTGTCGAATAGTCCGCCGATATACGCCCGACAAGCCATTCTTTTATTTGCTCCGCCGTCAGACCGGCGGAATAATCGGTTTCGTCTTTGCCGAAATGCAGGTCTTTATATGCCGAAATGGATTTTACAGCCCATTCGCTTATTTTCCAGTGCTCAAAGTGAACGCCGAGATATTTCAGAGCGAGAGCCTGCGAACCGTAGCCCGCGAATAATTCTATCAGCCGTATGGGCTTTTCTGTGCGGAACGGCTTTTCCCCGCCGAATATCGGCAGTTGCCGTGCCTCCTCATATATGCGGTTCATAAAATGCCTCAATCCGTATACGGCTCTACAGTCGTATAGAGCCATTCGTTTTTGCCTGTCTGCGTCAGCGTGTAGTAGCCGCGGAAATAATATCTCATGTCCGCCTCTTCGCCGCCTTCGCGAAGCTTCTTTTCCCATGTCTCTTTTTCGGGGCGGCATGTAATTTCGCCGCGCTTTATGTAGACGAGTATGTCGTTCCGGCTTTCGCCCTCGGTTGTCTTAACCGTAAATTCGCGGTAGTAGTCGCCGTATGGCGATTTCTGCCCGTTGTATCTGCACTTTATTTCAATCATGCTTTTCTCCTTTTTCCCGTTATTTTTGCGTCTTATTGAGGCTTTCCCTATAAAGAAATTTCACCCTTTTCTATACATTTCCGTGTTCTCTGATTCCTTTCTGTATGCGCTCCTCGATGAGAGTTTTGTATTTCTGATTGATTTCGATTCCGATGCAGTTCCGCCCATGACTTAGCGCGACCTCCGCGACCGTTCCACTCCCGATAAACGGGTCGAGAACCGTCCCGCCCTCTCGGCATCCGGCGAGGATGCAGTTTTCCGCGAGCTTCGTCGGAAATGTTGCGTAGTGGTTTCCATTTTTACTCCGATACCCGTGCGTAGCAATCGACCACACGCTCCGTCTCCGCCGCAGTCCTGTCTCGTTCTCCGTGTTTCCGTGCGTAGTGCGCTCTGCATTTGTGCTATTGTCGCATGACTGGTTTGACGTGTATGCTCCGCCGCTGCGAAATGACTTAGCGTTTTCTTTCCTGCGGCGTGAGTTCGGGCGGAGTGTTCCTCTGCTGCCCGCTGGAGGTGTCCTGTCAGAGCCAACAGCCGGTTCCATAATGGCTTCGTAGTCGAAATAATACCGTTTCGACTTTGCAAAAAGCAATACATATTCATGCGCGGCCGTGCATCTGTCATTTGCGCTTTCCGGCATGGCGTTCGGTTTTTCCCACAGAATTACCTGCCGCCAATACCATCCCTCTGTGCGTAAAGCAAGGGCGAGGATAAATGGGATTCCCATGAGGTCTTTTGGTTTGATTCCGATATCGTGCGGTTTCACTGCTCCTGCTTTTGTCGCGCCGAGTAAGCCGCGACTTGACCCTTGCTTGTATTTTTTCGCGTTATCGGGATAGTTTGCTGCGCCTTTCCCACTCCCTGCGTAGCTGTCATTGATATTAACCCATAGCGTTCCGTCTGGTTTCATAACACGGCGCACCTCGCGGAATACTGCGAGCAATCTTTCTATATACTCGTCAACCGATGTTTCAAGTCCGATTTGCCCGTCGTGTCCGTAATCTCTCAACCCGTAGTAGGGAGGAGAAGTAACGCAACAGTCGATTGAGTCGTCCGCAAGCTCTTTCAGGCCACATACGGCATCCGAATAGATGACTCGTACTTCACTCATTTCTGCACCGCCATCTCAACAACTTTCTGCCTTTTTTCCTGTTCTTTCTGCGACTCTCTCAGTTTTTCCCAGCTGTCATATACCGTTATAAGTTTTTGTTGCCTTTCGGTCATTGTTTATTCCCTCCTGTCTCGGCGACGCCAACACACACGCTCCGCGTATGTGTTTATTCCTCCCAGTATTCTACGAAATACGCATATCCGACCCTGTCAGATACTTTCCGGCGTGAAATTCTGCACGCATATCCCGCTTTTATCAGCAGATGCACAAGCGAGAGCCGCTCTTCGGCATTAAGCCCCGTGCCTACGCCTACAGTGCCTATTTCGCGTTTTATTTTCATTTTCGCGTTTTCCATGTTTTCATCCCTTTCCCGTTATCCTTCGGCAGTATTCGGCTATCAGCAGAGCCTCCGCCATTCCGTCATGCTCTTTTGAGCAGCGTTCCGTTCGCAGAAGCGAAATCTCGGGGAAAAGCCTTTTGCATGCGGCTATGGAGTGAGCCTTGTCGCCGTCGAGCGAATATGCCTTTTTCCATTTCTGCGGCGGTATCAGCTGATATGGCGTTTCGGTGTATTCGAGCATTCCGAGAATGTACCCGAAAGACTTGCCGAAGTTGAACATCGAGGTTACGCCCTGTTTCGGCATCGCACTCACTTTTTCGACAAAGCACATCGTACCCTCTCCGCCCGAGGTTCGAAGCACGTTTTTCAGTACCGCGTCGTCATAAGCCCATGCCATGGCTTTGCCGTCGATTATCGCCGCTATTCCGCCCGATTTGCCCGGGTCTATGCCTATGTAAATCATTTTTGCCTCCTACAAAGTTAAAAGTGTTTTCGGCGGCTTGTCCGCCATTATGCAGTCCGTGTAAAATTTTTCGCATTCGCAGGCGAGATATTCCATGTCCGCCTTTACCTCGGCAGCCTGAACGGGGAAATGCTTTATCTCGGATGCTCCGTCGGGATATATGAGCTGCGCCGTCAGCACGGCAAAGTCGTATTCCGTCACCGCGAGCTGTGCGAGCAGCTGAATGTAATATTTCTGCGGCAGCTTGCCGTTCCATTCGTCCGCATCGCTCTTTCGCATAATCCATGCCGTTTTGCATTCCCATATGCCGCGCCTGCCGTCGATTGATTCTATTTCGCCGTCAAGCGTGCAGCTCATGTGCGGGTGCCTGTCGTTTATGTAAACGCGAAAAGGATGATAAGCCATTTGGTATTTTGCGGCAAATTGCAGGGCAAATAGCCCGCGTAAATGTTCCTCTGCCGCCGTGCCGTATGCTATGCGGCGGTTTTCAGAACCGCTCTTGTGTGTGGCTCGCGGCTTTCCCGTCTTTTCCCTGTACAGGTCGTCAGGGCTCATAATGCCCATGCCGAGGATGCAGGCGGCTTCGCTTGCGCCTATCGTGGCAGTTCTGCCTTTGAGCCATTCGGCTCGGTTGGCGTAGTCGGTGTATGTCAGGCTCAATTCGTATCAACTCCCGTCCATGCGCTGTTTTCGTCCGCCATCATCTCGCCGACTATCTTTTCGGTATCAATCCCGATATCGAGCAGAGCCTTTTTCATGGCGTAGAAATCCGCGTCCTCATATCGCTCGCTCATTTGCGCCTGTATGCTCTGGCAGGCGGAGAGAAACCTCGTCAGCCTGTCTTTTCCGAAACCGAAAGCCGTGTGGAGAGTATATAGCGCAATGGTATTCGAAACGAGATTGAACCTTTCCGTCCATTTTCGGCATATTCTGTCGTATTCCTCGCGGGCTATCCTGCGCGTTTCGCTCTCGCGCAATTTCTGCTTTATGAGCGGATTTTTGAATTTTCCCATTTTCGTATCCTTTCCGTCACATCGTGGAAATTTATGGTTATCGTCTGCTTGCTTTCGGGATATTCCGTATGCACGGTCACCTCTGTGGGATAAACACTGTCGGAGAAGAGATGCATGCGAAGCCCGCGCTCAAATTCCTCGGTGATAGCTTTTATCACAGTTTCGCTTATCCGCTCAGTCTGCATCCTCTGCCCTCTCCCTTCCCCGATTTCGGCGGTATGTAAACGCCCTTTTCCACGAGAATTGCGATTATGTCCTTGCGCCTGCAGAGATTGAGGTCTGCGAGAATGCCTATCTGGCGGTATTTGTATTTAGCCATTTTGTAGTTGGCGGCTATATCTTCTTTGCTCATGTAAGGTGCTCTCATTCTTCGTATACCTTTCCGCTTATCATGCGCATTGCATCGCCGAAAGCAAATGCTTTTCCGCCGTAATATGCTGACAGCCTGAAGTTGTGGCTACGCTCCGCTTGAATTTTCATTTCAAGTGCCTTTTCGCATTCGCGCCGGAGCTCAATCATCAGCTCGTCCGCAAATTCCCGTCTCGCCTCAAGCCGTATGCGCTCCTCGCTTTTCGGTATTGTCGCCGCTTTCTTCGGCACTCCGCGTAATGTTTTTTTATTCATCGTTTCTTCCTCCCGTGTATCTGTCGAGGCATCCGCAATTAGGAAAATAATCTCCGCGCAGCTGCTTTGCGGTGCGAAAGCAGAAGTTGCCGCATCTGCATTTGCAGAAATACGCGCGTTCATCAAGCCGCCATCCGAATTGCTGTATCACGGTTAGCATGCCGAATTGCTGTCCCGCTTTCGGTTGCCTCAGATAATCGATTGCTTTTTTTAAGATATTCATGAGTTTGCCCACCTGTCCGTGTAGCTTTGATATTCCGCATAGATTATCGCGTCTTTCGTGTCGGCTCTCTCAAAATAGCCTCTTGCCGTTTTTACTCTGTCACGGAGCATGTGTATTATTTTGCGTATCAGCCTTTTCATGGCTCTCCGCTCCTTTCCTCTGCGCCAGCTCGAAAAATTCATCGAGGTCAAAGCCGCATTCTTTTTCTTTTTCTTTCGGCTGTCCCCTCGGCAGTGCACCGAGAGGTGCGCGCTCAAGCTTGTTCCATTTTCCGGCAAAATATTTCCAGTCCGTAAAGTTCGGATTTTTTAAGGCGTTGTAGTCGTAAAACCGCTTTGCCGTATTTTCGTCACTGCCGTGCCCGACAAAAAAATCGATGATTTCTTTTTTTAGCGCGTTTTCCGTCTCGCCCTTTTCGCGTGCGTGCGTGCGCACGGTCGAACGTAGTGAGACTTTGTGGACTAAATTATTTTCGATATGCTCTGTCTGTAAGCTAAGCTTGGGTTCGCACTCGGTATTATAATAAACTTTGTTGGGTGCCTTAAATTTTTTTGGCTTTTTATTTTTTTCTATAAGGGGGTGTGGGGGAAAAGTCTTTTTTTCTTTTTCGCTTTTTTGTGCTCGTGTCTCACTCGGTGTCTCACTCGGTGTCTCACTTCGTGTCTCACTTTCGTTTTTTGCAAGCCCGAAAGCCGTTGCTGTGTCTGCATTTTCGGGATGCTCGCCGTGTCTCACTTCGTGTCTCACTTCGTGTCTCACTTCGTGTCTCACTTTTTCGGAAACACTCGAAAATTGGTATTTTCCCCACTCCGTGATTTTTATCATTGTCTGTTGTTTGTCGGAACATATTGTGATTTGTTTTTCCGCTTCAAACCGTTTGAGAATGCGCCATGTTTTATTTTTTTCTATTCCGTATGTCTCGGCAAATTTGTTGACCGAAATCATCAGCTCACCCGCTTTGAGAACCCGCCTTTCTCCGCCGAATAAGACTTCCGTTTCTTCGTGCTCGGCAGAGAGAAGCAGATAGACCCATATAGCCATGTGTGCGGCATCCCTGCACACCGTGCCATTGTCCAGCATCTTCCGGTGCAGACAAATCCATCCCTCCGCCATTTTTTACCGCCTTTCGCTTAAAAAGGGAAATCGTCATCCGAGCCGTCCGTCTCCGTGAAGTTCGGCGTGCTGTTCTTGGCATATCGCGGCACCGTGCCGAAATCGGGATTTGGCGTAGGCTCTATGTTGTCGGGCGGTACAGGTGCTCCCTTCGGCGTTATGAAATTCGCTTCCTGCACCAAAAATTCCGTGGTGTATCTGCGCGTTCCGTTGCTGTCCGTGTACGATGCGCTCTGCGCCTCGGCGACAAGCGAAATGAAATCGCCTTTTCGGAAAAATCTTGCTATAAATTCGGCGGTCTTTCTCCATGCGATTATGCGCAAGAAATCGCTGGGCGGATAATCCCCTTTTTCTTTTGGCGGAACGCGCCTTGAAACCGCAATCGAAAATTTTATTACGTAGATACCATCGTTTGTTTGTTTCAGCTCGAGGTCGTCCACTATGCGCCCTATGAAAATACATTTGTTAAGTGACGGCATTTATTGCCTCCTGTTCCGGTATGTAATATCTTGTGTAGTAAACCTGCTTTCCGTATCTGTTCTGCGCACATTCGCGAGACCGTTCTACCGTGTAGCCCATAAGCTCTATTTCGCGTATTCTCGCCGAAAGTCGGAAGCATCCGTATCTGTCGTAGGCTTCTGCCTGCGTGAGCGTTTTCCCTTGGAGAAAATGCTCGAGTATCATTGCTTTCTGCGCGTGTGTCTGTTCGCTCATGTTTTATTCCTCCTTGAAGAAATTCTCGAATACCGCCGCGCCGTATTGCCCTTTTGTAATCTCGATTATCTCGGCAATGGTATATCTGTCTTTCGTTTTGCCGAGGCTGTCGACAAAGCCGTCCGTGCCCGCGCGGCAAGCTCCGGTTATAATGCGATACATCGTTATAGCGTCATCTTTTGTCACCGTGTCTGACAGCTTGAACTGTCTGTATTGCTTTGCGCCTCGCTCTTTGGCATTCTTAAATTCAATGTCCTTTACGCCGTCGGAAAATGACTTGCAGTGTGCATAATGCTTGCCGTCAAAGATAACGTTTTTACCTCTTATTTTGCCGATATAGTAATAGTATTTGCCCATTTTCTTTACGCGCTTGATGTGCGTGAGTATATTGTCTGCATAAAGATACCGTCCCGCCTTATAGTCACCGTTTTTGAGCTTTCGCGGCTTATATTTATCGGG